CCAAGTAAATGGAATGCTTCAAGCGATTGGTGGAGCGTATGTTGAAGGGCGTTCAGAGTTCAAAAATGTCGTAATTGTGGCACATGGATTCTCAGAACAAGTTCTAAATATTTTATCATTTAACTTTCCAAACCCTGGAACTATTAATATCGTGCCTTTAAAGGCTCCTTTTTCACAACTTGCTAATAGTGAGCTTCATTTTCTAATGGACTTATCTGCTTTTACTGGAGCTAAAATCTTCGATATGCAGAATCCTTTGGATGAATTTACTGAAGATGATTGGGGTGAGGGTGTTGAAAAAATTGAAATTTACAGGTTTAGAACCACTATTGTTGGTAATCCTGACGAAACAAATATTGAAGTTAGAGCTGATGAGATTAAAACTCAAATGGAACAATCCGAGTCTAAAATCGAGAAGATTCTTCTGGAAGAAAGACTTGGTAAACTAACTAGCGGTATTGCTCAGCTTAAGCTTTATGGGTCATCTACTGGTGAACTTAAAGAAAAGGCTGATAGGGCTGAAGATGCTGTTTGTGCTGTTAGAGCGTCAATTAACCACGGCTGCTTGCCAGGTGGTTGTCGTGTCCTAGTTAATCTTGGTTTAAAATTAAACGAAACTGAAGATGAGATTGTTCAACAAGTAATTGTACCTTCTTTGTTTGCTCCTTTTTATAGACTGCTAAATAATGCTGGATATAATGAAGATGAAATGGAAGAAGTGCTAAATATGATGATTACTGACCCTAAAAAGGTCTATGATATTGAAAATGCTAAGTTTGGAGACCCTAAAAAACTAGGTATCTTCGATGCTGCTTTGGCAGTAAAACAAGCTCTAGTAAATGCCGTATCAATATCATCAGTTATGGGTACTTTAGGTGGTATCGTGGCTTTTCCAAGAGATGGTGAGCTGGAACGTGCTGAGGCTAAAACTGAAAGAGATTTCCAAAGAACACTAGATAATGCAAATAATTTCGTTAATGAAGCAAATGAGAGGGCATAATGGGTGCAGCAGAACAAAGAATTGAAGAATTAAAAACTAAAATTGCTAAAGTAAGACTAGACAAGATTGATTGGGAAGAACAGCAAAAAATTGAAGCAAACATCATTAAAGATGCTGCTGAAGCATATGCTAAAGACCTTGGTATTAATGTCAAAACAGCTACATTAGCTCTAAAAGAAATTTTACCAGCCCCTACTAAGAAGCCAGAAACTATCGAGTCTCTTACAGAAAAGGTCAATAGAATGATGATGGCTGTTAGAACCGTAGCCCCAAGAGTTCAAGGTATTGAAGAAAGAGAGCTTAAAAATAAGAGAATGGTGGAGCACTTTGAGCAAGAAATCAGAGGTTTTTCAAGAATTACAAAAACTTTGGATAGCAGAGTTACTCTTTTAAATGAAGTAACTACTAAGCTATTACAGGTTAATATTGACCAACAAACAAAGTATTACAGAATCCCTAAATTTTCTTACTTAGTGAAGAAACTATTGGGATTTTTGGGGCTTAAAAAGGCGTAATGCAACAAGAAACAGACCAAGAATTTCAACATAAATGTGATTATCTCTTAACCCCTCTAAATTCTGCTGAGGAGTTGAGAGATTGGATGCATGTTTATTTGGACTTATATTTTCCAAAGGGTACTGTTTACCCAACATCTACTCATGGTCCAGTAGAGGCGATGTGGCGTATTTATGAGCTAATGAAAACTGGGGAAAACGAACACGTTCCTCAAGCTTGTATGTTAGCATCTCGTGACTCATTCAAAACTCTAGGAGCAGCAGCATTGGAAATCCTTTGTATGCTGCATTTTCGTATTTCTGTAGCTCACATGGCTGCGATTTCTTCACAATCAGATAAAGCAATTCAATATGTTACATCATTTTTTCGTAAATTAAGACCTTATTTGGAAGCGAATGGCTGGAAACAGTCATCAGATAACAAGAAAATGGTAGCTTGGCTTACTGATGAGCTTCAAGAAGTTTATATTCGTATCGTTATCGCCACAATCGCTGGTGCTAACTCGGAGCACGTTCCTATGCTTTTTATTGATGAGGTTGACGTTGTTCAAGACCCTCGTGCTTTAAAAGAAGCGAAGATGATTCCCTCCACATTTGGAGACTATTTTCCATTAACGGTCTATCTCTCTACTCGTAAGTTTGCTGGTGGATTGATGGAGAAAACTCTAAAGCAAACTATCCAAGCTGGTGGTGAGATTCTTAGATGGAATATTTTAGATGTAACTGAGCGTATTCCACATGATGTGGCTAAAGTTGACGAACCAAGACAAATCAGGTATATTTCTACAGACCTTCCTATGGAAAATTTATTGGAAGATGAGTGGAAAATACTGCCCGATGAAAAGAAACATAAATATGAGAGATTAGAAGCATATGCTGGAATTGCAGACCACCCACTATTGCCAGTAATGAGAAATTACTTAGTTGATAGGGACCAAGAGGATGTTGGTGGTCTATTTAAGAAACTATCAGCTACTTTGAACAATTTTAGACAAATTGAACCAGATATGGCTAATGCACAGCTATTGTGTAATAAACCGTCTTCAAGTGGTCTAGTTTATCCTAGATTCGATGAGGTGAAAAACGTACTATCTGTTCAGGATGCTTGGGAAAAGATATCTGGACTAGATACTCCTTGTGATTTAAACAACTTAAGACAATATTTAATAGATTTAGGTATCACATTTATTGGTGGAGGGGATTGGGGTTTTACCGATTTTACCGTATTACCAGTACTTGCCTTACTTCCAGGTGGTGAAGTCTGGATGATGGATAATTTTGCTATGCAAGGTCTTGAAATTGATGATATTGCCAAATATGGTAAAGAACTTCAAGATATGTGGTATGTCGATAAGTGGTATGTTGACCAAAACTACCCTTCTTATCTTAAAACACTGAAAAGAAAAGCTGGCATGAAATGTCCAAAATTTACCAAAGATGTAGCTGCTGGTATTTCAGCATTACAAGGTAAAATTGTAGATTCACTAAATGTGCGTAGATTTTACGTTATTGATGCACCTAATAATAAAACAATGATTGATGCTTTTGGTGAGTATCGCTGGGCTACTGATGGTAAAGGTGAAATTATTGAAGGTAAGCCATATCACGATAAAGACGGTGTTTCTGACCATATGGACGGACTTAGATATCCATTTCAGAACCTATTCTCTAAGGGTGCTAAACCTGCCTTTGGAGTAGCTGGAAACGCTAGTCAGGATAAGCAGAAAAAGCTCGTAAATAACGCTCAAGACCTAGCTGCTGTCGCCAAAAACGTGAATGCAGACCTTATGAAGCAGACAATCGGGCACTTAGCACCTAATTCACCTAAGACCCCTGCGAAAAGAACTAGTAAAAAGAAGATTTTATGGTGATTTTTCGCAAAAAATGACATATGACCGTCAATCTTGCGAAAAAACAACAATCTTTAAAGAAGTACCGAATCTAATTGGAGAAACAATATGTCTAAAATGAACCTACTAACCCATCTATCCATTTACGAAGATAAAAACCCTACAAATAACCCTACTATGAATAATGTTAAATGGACATTAGATGAGCAAGGCGTTGATTTAAACGAACCTGAGTCTAAATCAGTGAAATTACAAGCTGGACAGACTTTAGAGCTTTTTTCTGGTTTAATTAGTATTTCTGACGATGGAACAACTACATACGATATTGCTTTGAAGGCTGGAACTTCAAACACATATAAAATAAGTCATAATGGTGGTACTGCCCCAGATTTTAGAGCTGCAAGAGCTACTGGTGCTGACGCTACTACTGAAGTGACTGTAACGAAAAACGGTCCTCTTTTGACGTTTGCTTCAACAGGTGGTACTGCTTTAGACTTGATTGTTGGTGGTGCTCAAGTTGGTGATGAAGTTAGAATTGGTGAAGGCTTTAATGAAGCTAACCAAGGTAAATACAAACTATTGGCTGTAACAGCTACTAGTTTTCAAGTAGAAAATGAAGCTGGACAAGCTGAAGGTCCAATTGTGTTGGGTACTTCTTTTGCTGAAGTATTACAAATCTTTTCTGCTGACGGAGTACAAATTGGAGATAAAGTAGAACTAGGTTCTGGCTTCTCTTCGGTTACTTTAGGGACTTACGAAATTACTGATGTAAACCCTGATTATATTGAAATTTACAGTATTAAGAGTCTCCCAGAAGAAACTGCTGTAAACACTCAATTGAAAATTTATAACAATTCAAAACAATTTATATATGTAGAAGCAGATAAGACCCTATCTATTAATATTGATGGCGTAAAAGTAGGAGAAATATCTCAATTGAGAGCTGGTACAGAACTTAAAAAAGGTCTCTTCATGAAAAGTGGAGAAGCATACCAAGCCTCGATTACTAATGAATCTTCCGATGAAGCTTCTGTATTCTACGTTACGGCTGAATAGGATAAACTATGAGTGATGATACTAAAGAAAAGAAGGGTATTATAGTTGATAATATCCAAGACAAGCAAGCTGAGTTTAATGAAGCAATTCTGAAGAATACTATGGCTGCTGGTGGTAATCATGTTTCCGAACTGATTAAACACGCTATGGGGTCTGCTAATAAGAACCGTAAAGTTCCAAGATTAGCACTTACTGAAAACCCACTTCATAAAGACCACTATGCTGGTATTTATAAGATTAAAAGAAAGTTATTACCAGATAGTGTAATTAAGCAAATTAGAGTAGGTAATCTACTTGTTGCTGCGATTCTTCGTGCTCGTGGTAACTCAATGTCGATGTTTGGACATATCCAAAAAGACAGACACGACCTTGGTATTGACTTAGTATTAAAAGAAGAATTTAAGCAAGTAATTGAGCCAGAACAAATGGTTAAAATTCAAGAAAGAATTGACCGTACATTGAAAATCTTAATTAATTGTGGTTATACAGAAGACCTTGAAGAAAAAGAAAAAACAACCCTTCCAGAATTTATGGACGTTCAAACTCGGAACGGTCTGTCTTTTGGTAGGTTTGCGACAGAGATTATTTACTCTGACGATGAAAATAAAGAATTTCATAGATTTAGACCTGTTGATGCTGGTACAATCTATCCTTCTATTAAAGAAGGTGAAGCTGCTGAGCCAGTTAGAGCTAGTTCAATTAGGTTGATTGAAGATATGACAGGTGTTAAGATTGACACTGATATTCTTAAGAAAGATAAATACGATTGGGTACAAGTTGTTGAAGGTTTCCCTAGACAAGCTTTTACCCCAGAAGAATTGGTTGTTTACGATATGTATCCATCAACCGATGTTGAGCACAATGGTTTTCCAGTAACTCCATTAGATACAGTGATTAATGCTGTAACGACTCACACATCTATTGAAGTTTACAATAAGCTTTACTTCCAAAACGGTAGAGCCGCTAAAGGTATGCTTGTAATTCAGTCTGATGAAATCGACCAAGCTGTAATTGATGATGTTAAACAACAATTTAATGCATCTATTAATAATGTTGAAAACTCGTTTAGAGTACCTATCTTTGGTGTATCTAAAGAAGATAATGTTGAGTGGGTTTCGACTGTAGCACAAAAGAAAGATGGTGAGTTTGAGTACTTATTTGACCAAACTACTAGAAATATCTTGTCTGCATTTAACATGTCTCCTGATGAATTGCCAGGGTTTACCCACTTATCTCGTGGTACTAACCAACAAGGTTTATCTGAAGCAAACAATGAATGGAAACTTACTGCTGCAAGAGATACTGGTATTAGACCATTAATTAATCACTGGGAAAACTTTTTAAATAATAAAATCTTCCCTCTTATTGACCCTGAATTATCACAATTATGTGATGTA